CGGAGGCTGTCGTCGCCGTCTTTGCCTGGGCCGACATCGACGTCGAGGACGAAGATGTTGCCGCTGGCCGAGCCCGTCAGGATGCCGACACCGTATCGCGCCCGGTCGCCCGACCACCAGTCGGCCACTTCCTCGCGTGGAGGACGGCGCTTCTGAAATTGGCTCCACGTCATCGTCGGGTGCTTGCCCGGGCTGGCGCATCCATCGCGCGCGCCGCAGGAGCAGATCGGCTTGCCGTCGCGATGCGCGATGACGCGATGGACCGGGATCGGCATCAGCCCCCGGTCGTAGTAGTCAAGCGCCGCTTCAAGCGGCGTCTGTGGTGTCGTGGTCATGCGTGCCTCCTGTCCGGTCCGGGCAGACCGATGCGGGGGATGTCGCCCCCGCTCGCTCGCCACTTTGCCCAGCCGGTAGGCGACACCGGCACCAGCGCGGGGAGGACCGCGCCGATCTCGATATCAGAACTCGGTGTCGTCACCGAGGGCGGGAGGCAGCGGCGCAGGAGCCGCCTTGGGCGCGGGCGGCGAGGCGACCGTCGAGCCGGTGGAAGGCGGTGAGGCGACCGGCGCGGGAGCGGCCACGGCGACCGGCGTTGGCCCCGAGGTCAGCGGCAGATCGGCGGGACGCGCGACCCAGTTCACGATCTGGAGGACCGGCTTGTAGTTCGTGCTCTTTGCGCCGTTGCCCATGCTTTGCACAACGGCCTCCGTGCTCGGGCACGCCACCACCGGCAGCTTGCCCTCCTTCGCCTCTGGCGCGGCCATATACGCGTCGTGCAGCTGGTCGATCGCGGCCTGGACGATGCCCGCTTGGGTCAGCACCTCGCGGACATCGCCGCCGGCGGTCTTCGACAGCTTGAGCATGAGCCGGACCGATCGCTTGTGGTCCGGCGTCGGCTGCGGCGGCATCGGCGCGGGAACGCGCGCGAACGAGGTCGAGGGCGGCGCACCAGCGGCGAACAGCGCCCAGCCGATGTCGATCTGCGCGAGATCGAAGATCGCGGCGAAGCCGTTGCTGATGTCCACGACGCTATCTTTGCCGTCAACGCGGAACCACCGGCCCGCCCGGGCGTCGTATTTGACGATCGGGGTGCGGTTCGTGTTTGTGGGGATGCCGAGAGCCATTTCCGTTTTCCTTTTGCGTGTTGCGTTTCACCTGACTGGAGACCGCCAGTCGCGGATCGGCTCAGAAGCCGAATAGGGAAAGCCCGTTCGCCCGCGTCTGCGGGTCGGACCAATAGAAACTGTCGTAGTCTGGACAGACGATCGCCGCGAGCTCCTGCGGGTCTGCGGACACCGCCAGGAACTTGTCCAGCCGCCGCGCGATGTTCGCCAGCGCCGCGAGATGATCCGCCGGGTTCTCAAGGACGTAGACGGCGCTCTTCTTCGGCGTGCAGTAAGCGAACCTCATCGAGTAGTTGGAGAACGCCCGCGCATACACCGCGCCCTGCCGCGCGTGAGACACCTTGATCGAAGAAGGCAGCGTGCTGGACGTCTTCAGATCGATGATGCAGCCGTGCTGGTGGAACACGAAATCGGTGTAGCCGATGCATGGCACCGGCACACCGTCGAGCGCGACCTCGACGCGATGCTGCCGACCATCCTCGGGGACGTCCGGCGCGCCGTAGGGGGCGAGCGCGCCCCATGCCTGACGCAGCATCGGATCGATCTTCGCGCGCGCGTCGGCGTCGTCGCAGAGTTCGTCATAGCGCGCCGCCGCGAGCGCCGACGCGGCCTCGAGATTGTTGGCGCGCCTGAGCAGCGCCGCCTCGACGCCCGCCTCGACGGCGGTGCCGACGTGCGCGGCAGGACCGACGCGGCCTTTCTTTCCGACCAGACGCTCCATCACCCAGAGCGCCGGCTCGGCGGCGAACAGGTTGAGTGACGATGCGGAAACATGCGGGATACGGTGGAGAAGCAAGCCTGACATGATGTGTCCTCGATAGGGATTGAGAAGGTGGCGGGAGCAGCCATCGCCCTTGCATGGTAACTGGGGGAGGCGTTAACGGATTTCAGGTCCGCTGGTCTGCTTTGGCGGCGCGCCCCGCCGGACGCGCACGGGGAGGAGCCCCAGCCGTCTCTTAGATGTCCAGCTTCAGCTGCACGCCCAGCCGATCGGCATACAAGCGGACCAGCGCGAGGCGTGCTTCTTCCTTCTGTCGGCGTTTCTCGGAGTGCCGCATCTCCACCACCTTGACCAGCGCGCCGCCGTCGTAGCCCGCCGACGTCACCTCGGCCTTGAGCGCGGCGAGGTCATCGCGCGCGTCCTCGACGGCCTGGATCGCCCGCTCGATGCGGTCGGCGTAGCGCGCAAGATCGTCATTCGTTGTCGTCATTGTGCATTTCCTCAAGGGTTATCTCGGCGCGAGGGTTCTCGCGATCGAGGTGGTGATAGAGGTGCATCTCTCGCACCTGGCGGTCGTTCTTGTAGGCGATATCCTGGAGGGCGTCCAGTATCAGCGAAACGTCCAGATCGGGACGGCGCGAGGCGTAGTAGACATCCGCCGTCATGCGAAGGTCGCCCTCCAGCAGCGGCGAGAGCGGCGGATAGGTGCGCTTCACGGCGGCGACGTAGTCGAGCGCCTTCTGGCTCTTGATCAGCCGCGCCTGTCCTCGGATCGTGACGAGGCGACGGCTGTTGGCCTTGCTCGCCGGCTCGCCATGCAGGATCAGGCGGACGGACCGCATCATTCCTCGTTGCCCGCCGCCGCGAGACGATGCGCGAGGGCGATATAGCCCGCCGCATCGACGTAATCGTCTCGATTGTAGACGCCAGTCTGCGTGCGCGCGATCTTGAGAAGCGCCATCATGATCGCGACGTCGTGCGGCGTCATCTGCGCATCGCGTGAGACGCGGCACCATGCGTCCCAGAGCGTCGCGATGTTGCTCAGGTTTTCCTCGGCCTTGCCATGTGTGCGCTCGCGATCCGCCGAGATGATCTCCTCGGCTTCGCGCAGGATACTTATCGGCTTCATTCGGCCCTCCTCAGTGGTTGGACTTGGTAGCCGCCCCATCCTAGAGCGGTGCGGCGGAACGACGAAACGGCGACGGCGTCGAGATCGAGCGAAGACTGGAGCGACGGCGGCTCGATGCGCTCGCGCCCGAACCACTTCCGCCCAGGCTCGTCGCGCTCCTCATTCATATTTGCTGGTCTTGCTGCCGGTATGGACCGAGAAGCTCGTCCCATGCGCCTGTTTGATCCGGCGGCGCGCCGAGCAGACCTGAGCACGGCTGACGCCGAGCGCAGCGGCGATCCTGTGCTGGCTTTCGCCGCGCAGGGTGCGCCGCTTGACTTCGGCGTCGTCCACCTCTCGGACGAAACGCGTCGGCGTCGCAGAGTAGATGCCAGGCGAATGCGCGACCATCATCGCCGCGCTCGATCCGCACGCCGAGCGCGCAGGAGGCGGCGAGCCGCGCCAGAGGATGCGGGGAGCGGCGACACTACGCGGATGGTCCTCGTACTCAATCTCACCGGCTTGTGAGCGCCACCGCTCGTCCATCGTGGCCCAGCTGATCGCCACCTCCTCAGCGCACGCTGGCCCCCGAAAGGCGGTCTGATCGGATGCGCGATACACGACGTGATCGAGCAAGGCGCGCGATTTCGGTCCAATCACCCAATTGTTATAGGCGGCGTTGCTCACGGCATATTTCAGCCGCTGCTCGTCCTCGCCCTTGAACGCCTCGCGCAGCTGCGCGCCGGTCATCTGGCCGTGTTTGCGGACCATGTCTGCGATGTCTCTCGACAGGCTCATTGCATCCTCTCTGGGTCGATATGGAGGCCGAGCGCCCGTGCGAGGCGCGCGACCTGATAATGCCGCCGCGCGGGGATCGCGCCGCGACGGGACCAGTTGCTTACCGCTTGCGGCGAGATGCCGAGGACGCGCGCGAGCGCGGTGTTGCCGCCGAGAGCGAAGATCAGTTGAGGGACAGTCATGCAGCGAGGATACACCGCGCGTGTAGTCCGTCAAGCGTCGATTGCATAGCGGCATGCGGGGATTGCATGGCGGATTGTGTTGCACGACTACACCGCATGTTTATATTTCCCCCATCGCAACCGGCCAACCCGGCCGCAACGGAGGACAATATGCACGCATGGTTCGTCTGCCGAGCAAAGGGCGTCGTCGATGATGTCGAGCTTCGCATTCGCAACGGCATCGAGCTGCCCAGCGACGAGGTGCTCGCGAAGCGCGGGCGCATGAGGGCCGCGCGCGCATTCAAGGCGCGGCATGGGCTGCATCCCTGCACGCGCGTCGAGGTCGAGTTTATGGGCGTTGAACAGACGAAATAGGAGCGTCTTCTACCTGATTACAACCGGCCAACCCGGCCACAAAAGAGGACCAGCAGATGACCAAGTATCTCACCGTTCGCAGCGGTCGCGCCTTTTCCTGTGACGCCGATGGCACCGGCTATCTCGCGCGCGTCGAGGCCAATGGCACGGTTTCGGTCTACGACCGCCTGACGGGCTTCTACACCACCCGTCACGCCCTGACCGCCGCGCAGATCCGCTACATCCGCCGCGCGGTCGCGGCCTGATCGATCAGACAGAGGAGGACCAGCAGATGATCTCGATCCAGATCCACGGCAGCGCCTACGACACCACCGACAGCCGCTATCGCGCCGAGGAGGCCGCGCTCGCGGTGTTCCGGCGGGAGAACTGCACGCCGCGCCAGGCCGAGGCGGAATACCACCGGCAGTTCGATCAGCTGGACTGCGAGGTCGGCATGACTGGGTTGGCCGCGATCTGGATCAAAGCGCGCGACGCCGCCGAGGCCGCCGCCAGCGAAGGCTGGCACAACCCGAACGGCTGCGAAGTGTCGATGCACGCCTGACCCTCCCGGCTGCCGCTCCACGCGGGCGGCAGCAGGGAGCGCCAGGGTGGCGCGCCGATCAACAGGAGGACAACATGCCCGGAACAGGCATCCATCTCAACCTCGGCGAGACGCTCACCGCTCGCTGGATCTGGCCCGCCGAGGAGGCGGTGCAGGACGGCTCGCGAAAATATCGCGAGACGTCGCTCGCCATCCAGTGTGTCGAGACCAAGGTCTCGCTGCACCTCGACTTGGCCGATGCCGAGCGCTTGGCGGCGCTCATCAACGCCCAGGTGGCGCAGCGCCGCGCCGATCTCGCCCGCGCGCGGGAGGCGATCAATGTCCAGCGATGAGTTCGACATCCGACTGGCCGAGGCCGAGGCGATCACCGAGTGCGGCGTCGCGGTGCTGCGGCTCTGCCGCCGGATCGTGCGACTGGCAGACGAGACGCCGGGCGCGCCGCTGATCGACGCCGAGGCGTTGATGCGGCGGATCATGAGCGACGTCTCGGAGATCATCACCGAGGAGACCAGCGCGCAGCTGGCCCGCATCGAGGAGGTCCGCGATGGCTCGCGTGGCGGTTGATTTCGTCGCCGCGTTCTGCGGTGTGTGGATGGCGATCGGCACGGTGGCGCTATGGCTGCTGGGTTGACACCGTGGGTCATGTTGGGCGTGCTCTGCACCGGCCAGCACGACGTCGATCGCCACTGCGGCGGCGTCGAGATCCCCGCCGAGACCCGCGCCGAGTGTCTCCAGCACGCGGCGACCATCCGGCAGATGCTGCCGGCTCACATCAGGCTCATCTGGCAGGAATGCCAGAGCGAGCGCCAACAGGCCGCGCGCCGCGCGGCGCAGAAGGGAGAAGCACGATGAAACATGATGACGACCTCGCCCGCTCCGGCCTCGCGTTCGGCTGGATCGAGGAGACCCGCCCGCGCAGCGGCGCGCGGCGATACTGGATCGCCATCGCCCTGCTGCTGGCGGGCGTCGTGGGGACGGTGGTGGTTCTGGCAAGCATCTAACCTGCTGGCGGCATTGTGCCGCTGGTGCAACGGAGGACTAGACTATGAATGCGATCACGAAACAGGAACTGGTCACGATTGCCGCGCCGAAATTCGAGCGCGCGCATTTCGAGATCGTTGGGACCGCGCCGCTCGTCATGGCGGCGTTCAGCGAAAAGGCGCGACAGACGATGCGCGCGAAGCATGAGGCCGGATCGACGGCCAAGTCAAAGAAGGAGCGCGAGGCGCGCGATTTCGCGGCCGATTGCGAAGCGGCGCTGCACCGCCTGGAGGACGGCAGCATCGGCTTTCCGGCGTCGGCCTGGCGCGCGGCGATGATCGACGCCTGCCGCCTTGTGAACTACAAGATGACGATGGCGAAGATGTCGGTCTTCGTTGAGGCGGACGGGCTCGACATCGTGTCGGGTCAGCCGTTGGTGCGGATCGTCGGTGAATACGAGCAGCACGTTGCCGCGACCAGGAACCAGACCGGCGTCACCGATCTGCGGTCACGGCCCATGTTCCGCCGCTGGTCAGCCGCGCTCCGGGTTCGGTGGGACGGCGATCAATTCCGCATCGGTGACATCTCGAACCTGCTGTCTCGCGCGGGAATGCAGATCGGCATCGGTGAGGGGCGACCGTTCAGCCGCGAGAGCTACGGACTGGGCTGGGGCACGTTCGAGGTGGTTTCGTGAAGCCCCGCTGGGAGCGTGAGATGGAGGAGCTTGCCGCCAAACACGGCGGCAAGCTCACCCCAGAGGCCGTCGTGAAGCAGGCGCGTAGCGTCAAGTCGGCCCTGCACGACATGTTCACCTGGGACGATAGCGAAGCCGCCGAGCAGTTCCGGCTGCTGGAGGCCCGCAGCTTGATCCGCCGCGTCGTGGTGCGGATCGATGATGCGCGCCCCGAGGCCGTCCCGATCCGCGCATATCTGAACGTCGAGCGCGGATCGCGGGAATATGTCACCGTCGCGGTGGTCCAGCAATCGAGGCTGGCCGGTGACGCGGTGCTGGCGCATCTGCTGGTCGATCTTCGGTCGGTTCAGTCCCGACTGGAGCGATACGCCGATGCGCTCGAGGCCAGCGACGACCTGCGCGCGAGCATCGCTCGATTCATCGAGCGAAACGAGCGCAGGAGGAAGAACGCTGGGTAAGGCAGGCGGGGCACGGCGCGGCATGGCACGGCACGGCGCAGCAAGGCAGGCGAGGCGGGGCCTGGCTTGACCGACTTGGCCAGGCCAGGCGTGGCAGGCGGGGTGTGGCGGGGCGGGGCTTGGCAAGGCGTGGTAAGGCAGGCATGGTTTGGCATGGCTCGCCGAGGCAAGGCAGGCAGGGCGCGGCGTGGCGTGGCTTGGCAGGGTATGGCCCGGCAAGGCAGGAACGGCGTGGCAAGGCGAGATATGGACCGGCGCGGCGAGGCAGGCGAGGCGGGCAAGGCAAGGTAGGGCAAGGCCTGGCTCGGCAGGCATGGCACGGCATGGCGCGACGGGGCGTGGCGCGGCGCGGCAAGGCAGGCGTGGTCTGGCATGGCATGGAGAGGCGGGGCGAGGCAAGGCTCGGCGAGGCAGGCATGGCATGGCGCGGTCAGGCACGACGGGGACAGGCAAGGCAGGCACAATCATGGAGGACAAAACGATGACCACCGACACCACCACCCTCGCCACCCGCCTTGCGCGGGCGGATGTAGGCGAGGAGTTCTGGGCGCGGGTGACCCCGCATTTTCGGCGCCACGCCATCGAGCGATGGAAGGACAGCCTCGAGACCGTGCGGCGCGCGGGGCTGGCGGTCGTTGAGGCGGAGGATGGACGATGAGCGACGACGTCGTCTCGCGCATCGACAATCTGATCCCGATTGATCCAGTCCACGCCGTGCCGCTCGTGTGGAACGCGCGGAACATCGATCTCCAGGTGCTGATCGACGCCAGGAATGAGATCAAGCGTTTGCGCGCCGGGGGCTGCGCCCGAAATCAGGGGCTGACCCAGCATTGCTCCGAGGCAGCGGCGGCGCACGCCGAGATCGCGCGGCTGCGCGCTCGCGTCGAGGTGCTGGAGAAAGCTCTGGGTCACTACGCAAACGATTACAGAATCGGACATTGCGCCCGCATCGCGCTGCTGGAGGCCAAGCCATGAGCGGCGACAAGAAGCTGGACGAGATCCGTGCGAGGCATGAACATAAGGTGCGGTGGCTGCGCGACATCTCCGCTTTAGGCCCGCAATCGCACGAAGACCGTGCGTTTCTCTTGACCGAGATCGAGCGGCTGCGCGCTCGCATTGAGGTGTTGGAGAGGACGCTGCGCCATTACGCAGACGATGCCTACAACGGCCACAACGGCAATGGAGACTGCGCCCGCGCTGCGCTGGAGGCCAAGCCATGAGCGAACTTCACCGAGGGTCTCTCATGGCAGAGAAGGCCGTGGAGCGTTTGTGCGACATGATCAACGAGCGTGGCCGAGAGATCGAGCGGCTGCGCGCTCGCGTGAAGGAATTGGAGCGGGCCGACAGGAGGCCGCGCCCGCCGGAGGAGCTTGTCGGCGCGCTGCACGACCGCATCCATCCGACCAGCGGTCGGCTGATCCACTCCAGCCCGATTGCGCCGCCGACGCAGGAGGCCAAGCCATGACCCACCGCCCCGCCCCGCTCGTCATCCGCTGGTGGCTGCGCGCCACCGGTTACGGTGCAATCACGATGCCCTGGGGCGTCGCGTACTACGCGACGTGGCCACCGGACCACGGGCTCGTCGCGCATGAGGAGGTTCACCTGGAGCAGATCGAGCGGTACGGCCCGTGGGGCTTCGCGGCGCGGTATCTGTGGTGGCTGGCGCGGTATGGATACTGGCGGCATCCAATGGAGATCGAGGCGCGGGAGAAGTCGGGATATAGCTAGGCGGGGTAGCGATCCCACGGCAGCTGGAAATGCGGCGCGTCGAAGAACGACCGCCAATCACCGCCCCACTCAATCTGCACGCCCTCCACCGCCGCCGCCGCTTTCATTTCGGCGGCGAGCGTGCGGTAGGCCGGCGCATCCCAGCGCGCCTTTCCGCCGTCGTCCAGCACCGCGAGATCGACGGCATGGCCGGTCAGATGACGCGAGCGCATGGTCTGCGATCTGCCCTCGCGCGCTAGCTGCGCCTGTCTCTCCATCGTTCGGACGCCCTCGGTGACGATAAAGCGCACCCTGCCAAGCGCCGCGCGCTCGACCACGCGGACGAGGTCGGGATGGACGCCCTCTAGGCGTTTCCGATCGCGAGCGGTAAGGCTCATTTCTTCAACGCCGCCACGATCTGCGGCGCGATCTTCTCGGCGGATCGACCGATGACGTAGCCGCCGAGGCCAAGCTGGACGATGTCCCAGAGCTTCAGCACCTCGGCTTCCGAGATGCCCGGTGCCGAGTATCCTAGCCACCGCGCCACGATCAACGCGCCGAACGTCAGCATGAGGATTGGCCTCCAGCACGCGGCCAAGAAATGCTCGCTCTTGGCCTCGGCCAGCACAATCTCGCCCGCCGCGCGCTCAAGCTCGGCGCTCGACGCGAGCAGCTGCTTCGCGATCTCGGCCTCGGCCTGGGCGCGGGCGGTGGCGTCGGGGATGAGATTTCCGAGAGCCTTGCCCAAGATGGGAACGAGCGCGGGAAGGAGGGCTGCGATCATGGTGTCACCTGTTCGATGAGGAAGGCATGTCGATGATGATGCGTCGCACGCTGCGCGGCGACGCGCCATCCATCAGGTATCGGTTCGCCGACGCGAAGCCACGCGACGACGACGACCGCTGCGATACGCCGCCGGGTCGATACAGAAGCCGAGCGGCCCGCGTTGCGGCTCGTAGGGGCGTCCTGGCGGGTCTGCGGATCGTAGCTCATGGATACTGCCCTGCATCATCTCGCCCGTGTGCGCGGCGGCTTCCTGCCAGTCGGGGTCGTCGTATCCGGCTTTGCGTCGTGGCATGCTGCCGCCTCCCACCGCGCGCGCTTGTATCCGAGGATCTCGACCGCTTCCGCAAGGTCAGCGTAGCACTGGATCGACGCCGGTCCGTCGCGCGACGGGTCTACGACGACCGCGATGGTCGCGCCGTGCTGCTGCTGCGGATACTGATGCCGATCGGCATGAGGGTCGAGATACTTGTAGCCGCGCGCGCGGATAAGCCAGTGGGGCTTGCTGCCCTTGTCGGCGTCCTCGCCGCTGAAGATTTCCCAATGGTGCTGATGCCCCGCCGCCAGGATGTCGGCCTCGCCCGCCGAGAAGCGCTGCGCGCGCATCGGCCCATGAAGCGGGTTATACATCGACTGGCCCTTGAAGTCGTGGCTCGCCCAGATCCGCACGACGTGCTCGCCCGCCGCGACCTCGAAACGCGCAGACCAGTCTTCGAGGCCAGCAGCGCCGCGCGCCATCCAGTCGAGCGGGTCGCCCTGGCCGTGCGACTGGCTCCAGATATCGTGATTGCCCTTCAGCAGCAGCAGCCACGGCACGGTGGCGAAATACCACTCGGCCAGCTTCCACGCGCGGTCGCGCGTGACGTCCTGGTGAGCGTAGAGCCGCTGGAGCTTGCCCGACCAGTTGTTCGTGACATCGCCGAGCATGATGCCGTGGCAATGCGGCGTTCGCATCAATTCCACATCGCGCCGCAGCAGCGGCCAGTTACACCCGTTGTCGTCCAGATGCGGATCGCCGACAAACGCCAGCAGATACGGACCGGCGTCGTGGAGGGCGTATCGCATCCACCGCTTCGCCGCCGCGTTCTCGGCGCGGCGCGCGAACCTGTCGGATAGCTGCTCGATCAGCTGCTCGACCGGCACATCATCAGCAGGGATCGACGGCGGATCAAAACGCGGTTTCGGCGCGGTGTCTGGAGAGATGCGAGCGTCCGGCGAAAGCGACCAGTCGATCAGCCGTCCGGCGGCTTGCTCGATCTTTTGCACCGACAGCCGATCGACGCTCTGCCGCAGACCGAGCCTGTCGAATGCCATGCGAACTGCCGACCGCTCTCCGCGCCGCGACATCACCCCCATCGCGGTGCCGCCTTCGCGCAGTGCTTGTTCGATGGCGTCGATACGGCGATGCGCCTCGGCCCTTGAGATCGGCGGCGTCGGCATCAGCGCAGCGGCAGGAATGGCAGGAGCTTGACGAGCAGCGCCGTCACTGCGCCGCTCGCCGCGCCAACCGCCACCAGCACCCGCCAGCCGCCGCCCGCTGCGTCGAGCGCTGAGCGCACGGCCTTGAGGTCTGCGGCCATCGCCTCGACGGTTTTGGTGAGCGTCGCGACCTCGGCCTCAAGGCGTCCGAAATCGCGCGGGTCGATGTGATCGCTCATGCTGCGATCTCGGTGATGGTGATCGAGGAAATGCATACGCCGCCAAAGACCCGCGCGGCGGTGTTGTTGTCTCCGTTGAAGTAGACCGTCGTCGCGTTGTCGCCGCCAATCCTGATTTTGAATGTCGTGGAGGATGTCGTTCCAGCCGTCATTCGATAGCGCAGCGTCAGGGTGCAACTTTCAAACAAGACCGTTCCGTAGATCGTACAAACGGTGGCAGCGAGAGCGTTGGCCGTGCTGTCCTGAAACAGCGCCGCCGTCATGCGGCAGTTCGCCGAACTTGAGACGACCGCTTGCACTTCGATCATAAGTAGGTTGCTGGAGTTTGTCGGCGTGATCGACGCCGTCATGAACTCCGTCCCCTCTGTGTTTTGGGGGATCGTATTGTCGAATGGGATGGTTGTCGTGCCGGTCGAATATGTGGTCGATGGCGAATAGACTTGCTGGACGACCTTGCCCGTCGTCACGCTCGCGCGCTTCAGCTTGTTGCTGTCGCTCGCATCGAGAATGAGGATCTGGTCGCTGGTCGAGTAGGTCACCGACGCTGGCGCGATGTTCGCGAGCTTCGCGGGCGTCAGCGCGCGCGTATCATCGGTGCCGTTGTTCGCCTCAGTCTGCGTCGCGATCTCGATGCGACCGGCGGCGCTTTCGGTGGCGTCCTCGACGCCGAGGTTCGTCCTCGCTGCTGCGGCTGTCGCTGCGCCGGTGCCGCCGTTCGCCACCGAGAGCGGGATCGCTGCGGGTCCGCTGGTGATCGTGCTGAGATTGAGGTGGGTCAACAGATCGTTGAACTTGTCCACCAGGTCCGCGAGATCGGGACGCGCCAGCTTCGGGTCGTCCGTCGCGCTGTCGAGGTTCGCTTTTGAGGCGTTCGTCGGTAGCGTCATGCCTGTGGCCCTCGCAGCTCTACATCGATCGTTGCATTGGCAAGTGTACCAGAAGAATTGTACACTTTGAACTCTGCTGCTGGCTCAGAATTCACCGTCTGCGTTTTGGAGATCAACTCCCACGACCAGCCCGCGCCGACGTTCTGAAGCGCCAGGATACGGGCGGTCGAGATCGCCGCCAGCTGGCCGCGCGCACCGATCTTGAAATGCCCCGCTGCCACGCTGCTGAACCACGACGCCGTCTCGGTCGCCGTGTTCACATCTTCATAGGTATCGGTGTAGCTGCTGGACGAGATGATGGTCGTCAGGCCAGACAGGACCGGCGTCGTGTCAGACACCGAGGCGCGGATCTGGACGTAGCGTTTGCCCTCGACGAGCGCCAGCGCGACCCAGGAACCGGTTACGGTGCCGTCGGCGGTGGTGCCAGTCTTCATTTCCAGCGTCACCGTGCCGTTCGCCGTCGCCGTTACCAGCGGCGTGAACGTCACATCGGCCCCGAGATCGAGGACCGGCGTCTCGTAGCGAATCGGGCTGTTGTTCGTCAGGATGTTGTCCCAGGTCGCCGGCAGCGACGACCAGGCGCTCGGGAGGTTCGACCAGTTCTGCGATGACGTCGCGTGCAGCGCGTTGTCGGCGTCGAGGAAGCAGCTGGTCTTCGTCCCCGGCCATGTCAGCGACTGCTCGATCCGCTGGAGCAGAACATCGCGCAGCGGCGGATCGCCGAGCACCGCAGACGCGATGAAGCGCGCGGTGTCGCTTTCGTTGCCTGAACTGTCCACGGTCTTGATCGCGAACCAGTATGTCCCGCTCGCGAGATCCGCCGTCTCGTAGGGCGACGAGATGAGCAGCCCTTCATGCAGCGCCGTCATCGAGGACCAGTCGGTCGTCGATGAGGTCTTGTATCTGATCCGGTAACCGCCGCCGCTGCGAACATCCGCCGGGACGCTCGCGAGCGACCATGTAAAGCGGCGCGTTCCATCCGCGATGCGCGCGACCTGGAACGTGTCGGGGCGAGGCGGCGCAGCCGATTTCCCGGCCACCACATGCCCAGTGACTGCCACCCACCCCGACACCACGCCGAGGCCCGAGATCGATCGGACGCGCACATCGTAGGCCGTGCCGTCCTCGACCGGCGCGACGTAGCCAACCGAGACGGATGCCGAGGACAGCACGCTATCCCAGTCGGTCTCGGCGGATTTCTTCCAGGCCAATTCGTAGTTCGCGACCCTGGCGTCGCTCGGCGCGGTCCATGTGGCCTTGATGCGGCTGATCACCGAGCCCTCGGCCAGCTGAAGGATCTCGGCGTCACCGCTCGCTAGGACCAGCGACGTCGGCGCGCTGACCGAAAACGGGTTCGGCAGATCGGTGTCCGGCGCGGGATCGACCTCTTCTTCGTCGGTGCCAGCCGTCCAGTCGTAGACGGTCGAGGCAGTCTCTCGCAGATCGAGATCGACGCCGAGGCTACCGTCGCCGTCGGTGACGAAGCGAAGACCGGTGACCTCAAATGGCTTCGCGGTCCAGCCCATGCGCGCATTGGTGATGCCGACGACATCGCCAGGCACCAGCCGATACGCCGTCAACTTCGCGGCCAGCTGCACGCTGATCTGCTGCCGAGCCTTTCGCAATTCGATGCGCGCGATGCGCTGCGCGGTGGCGGCGGAAGTCGTGAACGGGAGATCGATATCGCGCCAGAGCTTCTCGCCGCCGTCGTCGCTGACATAGGTCGCGTTTGTAACCGGCGGGAAATCGCTTGCTTGCCACTTGTTGTCCGGGCTGACGAAGGTGCCTTTCACGCCGTTGGCGAGATCGCGGCGGCTCAGGCGCGACGACACGCGGATCGGCCCGCGCAGATCGGCCTCGGTCAGCGTGATCGTCGGCGCGGTGTATGCGCCAGCGAAGATCGACCACGTCCCACCGACCAGCGACGCGCGGCCCGCCATCGCGCCGGTCATTGAGGCGATGATGTCGCGCGGGCGCTGCGAGGTGTCGAATGTACCGTTCATGGTGTAGCGGTCTTCGGTGCCGCCCGCCGCGAGCGTCACGTTCTCGTCGCACACATTCGCGGCGGCGATCAGGTCGGCTTCATCGATGCGCGTGGCATAGTCCACGCCCAGGCCGCGTATCGGGTCGGTGAGATAGTCGGCCAGGCAAAGCGCCGCATTCGCGCTCCAGACGGTCGTGGATGTGCGCGGGTCGTAGACCTTCTTGCCTTTGACCACCGCCGTGATGTTCGGGATGCCGGACGCGAAGAGATCGGAGTTGTGCGTCAAGCGCACATAGATGCACGCGCGGCCACGCTGCCGGTGGTCGGCGGTCCACTTGTCGGACGCCTCGGTGATGAGGTCCGCGAAGGCCGTTTGCCCATCGGTGCCGAGCTTCTTCTGCACGCGGACATACCCGGCGTATTTGCCGGTCGCGTTGCCGCTGCCGTCGAGCGGCACGACCTCGTCATCGAAGTATATGTCGCCGATTTCCTCGACCTCGTGACCGGCCAGCGTGATGATCAGGTGCAGCTTGGAATTACTGTCGGTGGTGTGGAGGAACGTGATCGCGCCGCCGGTCCGGACCTGACCGTAGATCACCCGCCACGGCGTGATCGGTTCGCGCACGGTCTGCGTGCGTTGCGCGCCCGCGAACGGGTCGGAGAACTTCGGCTGCTTCGGCTTGAAGATCGACCCGGCGATCGCCGACAGCGTGATCGAAGCAACGAGGCCAACCGCTGCCGACACCAGCGCCGCGCTGACCGAAGCCCCGGTAACAAGTGCGACGATAGGGGCGACGATAAAGCCCATCAGACGCCCCAGGCAGCGACGATACAGCGCGCTGGCAGCATGAGTAGCCCCGACTGCGAAAGGCACGCCACGCGCGCTCCTGCGACGATCCCTGTGGCCTCGGTCTCGCCGTAGTCGGTCGTGACAAGAACGACATCGCCGCGCTTTGCCATCAGCGTGTTGTTCATGGCCGGACCTAACGCCTTGGTCCACACCGCGCGCAGCCCGCCGCCTGACAGCGCCAGCATCGTGGCGCGCGCGCCTTCTTCGTCGGTGTATTGGCCGCGATAGAGTGCCACCGGGTCGGTGTCCGTCATCGCGCGGACGCAGTCGCCCGCGAACAAGCCGCAGTCGTGAACGCCCCACTGGAACGGCTTGTCGCGAGCGTCCTCAAACGCAGCAGACAGCCTCGATGCCCAGTCCTCACGACGAACTATCATCATCGGCCCCATGTGATCTGCGCGTCCTGCAAGCTCGCAACATACGCGAAACCGAGATCGCCGGGATAATCTATCGCCTGATCCTCGGGCGTGTAGCGGCGCTCGCGGGCGCGCTCCAGGTCGATCAGTTCGCTCTCGTAGGAGATCGCGATGGTCGCGGTGTCCTCGCCGTCCTCGATCGCCGGGACGTCAAGACGGCCCTCGAATTGCAGCACCGGGTCCGCGACCACCGAGCCGCCCGAGAAGAACGCGAGATAGACGCGGCCCGTCTTGCCCGATCGCGCATCACCGAGCGCGGCGGCGAGCAGATCGGACGGCACGCCGGACAGTGATACGGTCAGGCCCGAGGCGCGGATCTCGTTCGTCTCATCGATGGCCGAGATGCCGAGTAGTGTGCCGACGCCGGACCATGTCTTCCCGTCCCAGGACAGGTTCCCGATGCCCGACCAGAGCCGCACCCATCCCGAGGCGAACTCGCCCTCGAACAGGATGCCAACTTCGACGGACGCGGCCTGTAGCTGCGTGATGACGCTGGCGGTGAGGTCGCGCGCCATCAGATCGCCTCGACCGCTGCAAACGTGATCCCATAGACCGTGGCTTCGTTCACGTTCCACTCGCTGTCATTCGACGCGAGGCGGAACAGTCCAACGGTGTTTGACGTAACGACCACCGCGTTGTCCGCAGGGCTCTCGCGCAGCCTCGGCCAGATATCGAGCGTCATGGCCCCCGCAGCAGCGGTGGCGTCGGCCAGCACCTTATAGAGCCGCGCGCCGCCGCCCGTGCCGATCTGGAAATAGTCGCCGCGCTTGGCGGTGGCTCCCGCCGAAAAGCCGTCGATGGTCAGCGTCTCGCCGGTCTGCCCCGCGCCGTTCACCAGCGGCGTGCCGGCCCATGACCCACGCGGTGACGTCGCCGCAGGGTCGCCGAGCAGGAACGTGCCGAACCGGCCTTTCATCGAGACCAGAAAGCCAATCCATTCTTCTGCGTCGGCGCGCTTCATCGGCGGAAGCGTCACATCCGCTTCCCACCATGCGCCCTGATGGCGAACCAGCTGCTGCTGGCCGGTGAATGGGCTGACGCTCGCGCCCACAACATTGCGCGCGCGGATCGAGATCGACCGAATGCCGGTGGTCGGGATCGAGAGTGGATAAGTGATCGCCATGCTCAAGTTCCCATTGCAGAGGCGAACGATCCGCCGCGCATCCTGGCGTCCGCCACCGCATCGACGGTCTGACGCTTGATCGCTGGCATGAGCGCGGCGATCTCGGCGCGGACGGTCTGGGCCACGCCGGTTGAGATGTTGATGGTCTGATTGACCGTCACGCCACCGCCCATCGACGCGCCGTTTGGCACAACGGTGCCGTTGCCCGCCGGCACGAACACCTCAGGGCCTTCCTCGCCGACAATGATCGGGCGCCCGCCCGTCACCGTTCCACCGTCAGCAAAGCCGGGGAGGCCAAGATCGGTCGGAGACATCGCCCAGCTTGGTGTGGCGGCTGGGCCAAACAGCCCGCCGATGAAGCCTGAAGCCAGGCCAGCAAGCGGCGTCGTGACGGTCTGGCGCAGCACCAGGCGCGCAAGATCCTGAGCGATGCCGCCGAGCACGCTGCGGAAGCTCTGACCCTTCACGATGGCGTCCTCAAATGCGCTTACAAACGTCAAGCCAAGGTCGCGCGCAATGTCGCGCGTGCCGCTTGTGGTTTGGTTCAGCCTATTCCACGCCTGGTCCGCCGCCGCCGCGTATTCCTCATGCGTCAAGCGACCAGTCATCAGCAGTTCGTTCAACCGCTCCAGTTCTTCGGCGTATGCCACCGTCGGGTCAAGCTGCGCGCGGATGCGGCGCGCCTGCTCGTCCAGCGCTTGCGCGTGGCGATCAACCGAGGTCTTGGCCTTGTCCAGTTCGTCGGCGGCGCGATTGACGAGCGCCGAGTACCGCTCCTGGTCGATGCTGCCTGCCTGAAGCGCGAGGCCGAGATAGGTCAAGCGGCTTTCGTATTCGCGCGTCGCGCGTGCGGCGGGGTCGAGGCCTTCGATCACAGACTGGATTGTGGCTTGGGTCGCAATCTCAGTCGCGCGCGCCTCTTCCTCGGCCTTGCGCGCGGCTTCTTCGCGAAGCTGGATCAACTCAGCAATGCCCTGGCCGGTCGCGTTGTAGGCGTCGTCTGAGTAAAGGAGCGCTGCCGCATTGGCCTGTTCAGCTTTGGTCAACTCTCCAAGCTTTTTGGTCAGTTCATCGATTCTTTCTGCGGCGCGGGCAACGTCAATGTCGGCACCGATGCCAAATTCGCCGCCGCCGCCGCCGTAGGTTTGAAGCGCTGACCCCGCTTGAAGTCGCAAAATCTCCTGTTGAAGCTTTGCGATTTCAAGGTTTGCACCCAAGCGCGGCGTCGGTGCGGTAATCTTTGCGGTCTCTTTGTTCAGCCGCTCGATTTCATCAACGATTTCAGAGATCGCATCGCGCACCTCTTCTGCCGCACTGGCTGTCTCCCAAAGCTTATATCCGAGAGCGCCAACAGCTATCGCAGCGCCAGCAAGCGCGCCGCCGGGGCCAAAAACGCCAAGGAATTGCGGAGCTTGCTGTCCAAAAGCCGTAACCGCAGATGTTCCGCCCGCAACTTGAGTTGCAAAATCTTGGATCTGAAATCCGGCTTGCGTTGCGACGTTTCCGACGCCGCGAAACGACCTTTGTGACGTCGCCCCCATTTGCTCGGCGGCCACAGTTGTGCGCCGAAGCGAGTTTTGTACCTGCTCAAAAGCAGCTTTGGTTTCGTCTGTTGCGGTCAGCGTTAAGTTAAGCGGCGGCGGAACAGCCATCACCTTTTCTCCCGCCGGATGCGCTCGTAGGCGATCCAGCCGCGATACTCATCGACCGTCATCGACAGAACGTCGGCGACGCGCATATGGAGCCGATCCGCGAGGCTGTAGAGCGACAGTTCCTCGGGATCGGCCCTCAGTTTCCCTCGCGCTCCTC